GCCCAGTTCCCTTACAATGAAAGCGCAAACCTGCGCAACAGAGTACGAGCTGAGGTTACCGCTAAATTATCCGACCAGAAAGTTAACTTTGGTCAGGCTATTTTAGAGGCAAAGGAGTCGTATGGTACTATAGCACAGACGCTCGCAAGAGTTCTACGTGCTTACCGCGCCCTTAGGAGCGGTAACGTGCAGAAGGCTTTCAAGTACCTCGCTATAGATCGTGGCCATAAGCTGAAATCGAAAGACTTCGGCTCTAGATGGTTGGAACTACAGTTTGGCTGGAAACCTCTCTTAAGTGACATTTATGGCACTTATGAGCTCTTACAGGACGGCCTTAGGCGTGGTTACTTACCTCTACGCGTCGTCCGAGAGATCAAACAACCTTTCAGTTATGAAAAGGTTACGTCTGTGTCTGGTGAACGAGTCGATCTCGATTACAAAGGTACTCTTAGTCACAAGGTAGTACTTTGGTACTACATTGATGATGAGTGGTTATCCTGGGCTTCAAGCCTTGGATTACTTAACCCTGCACAGTTAGTGTGGGAGAAGTTACCTTGGTCTTTCGTGCTCGACTGGGCGCTCCCAATTGGGACGTTTCTCTCGGCTTCAACAGCCTCCTTGGGCATTAAAATGCTTTCAGGGACTGAAACAACTCGTTGCGAGTACCGTTGCACGGCAACATGCCACTACTATAAATCCTTTGCGGGGTGTCAAGGCGAGGGTGTAGGCTATAAGAGACAGACGTTATCGTCTCTCCCACTAGTCTTACCCTATGTCAAGTCACCCTTCAGCGGATCACATGTAGTTTCGGCATTAGCCCTTTTACAACAGTTACGTAAGTAACACAACCCGGTAATTCACAAATGGCAACTTTCGTTCCATTCGTTCTCGTCGATAATGGCGGAGCAGGAAATATCACCGTTAACCCAGCAAGCATGTCCAATGGAGTAGCTGAATGGGTTTCCTCTGGCAGCCGCAGTCAAGCTTATCGCTCGACTGCAAGTATGCGCCAGTCTAATCAGAACCAAAAGATGACCTTTAAGCTCGAAGTTCCGAAGGTTGATACGCAAATTGTTAATGGCGTACAACTTCCGGTTACGGCTTGGAAATCAATTGGTGATATCACCGTAAGCATTCCTGCTTATGCGTCTGACGCTGACCGTGCCCTTATCGCGAAAGCGTATATTGGCATGTTCAAAGCCGGTAACCCGGCAAACGTCATGATTACCACTGGCCAAGGCCCTTGGTAAGGATATCGGAGAATGTCTCCATCTGATCATTTACATGAGTATAAACCATGCAAATCAAGACTTCTACTAGGAATAACCAGCAGAAGAGGAAGCCAAAGCCATCACACCGTAAGAACGGTGTTTGTCTGGCTACTTTTAGCGATCTCTCTCAGCAAATACACTCTGGCCTTTCAGCAATCAGTTGTGGATCACCTGATCCTCATTCTGATGACTTTTGTGCCTTAGCTTATCTCAGTGATACTCTACTGAGCAAGCACCCCGGTTTATCTGGGGGTGTAGATTCTGAGACACGTCAGCGTTTAGCAATAGCTAAATTAAAACGTGCGAATGACCTTTGTGATCAAATTAATGAGTTTGGTTATCGTCCTTATATTGAGGACGCCATCTTGAACAGTATTTTGTTTACTGCCAAGAACCTTATCGGTAACTTATTAAAAGGTTTCGAAGGTCACTGCTTACAGGGTGTTGGGTTTTCCAACGGGGCCTCACAAGGGTTCAAGCGCCAGGATGGCGCGCCTTATAAGAAGTTCGCTGGAAAGGCAACCGTTACGCGTGAAGTGCTTCCCCTCGCTATTGACTTTGTTAAAACGTCAGTCGTTTGGGAAGAGCTTCTCACGCGCCGCTTCGGCACTGAGTCTAAATGGTTCAGTGTCGTTGATGGTAACGGTCTATTTACAGTTCCTAAGAATAATGAGATCGACAGAGCTGCCTGTAAGGAGCCCTGTATGAATATGTTCTTCCAGCGTGGTGTTGGTTCTTTTATTAGAACTCGCCTCCGTACTGTTGGAATTGATCTTAATGATCAGACGCGGAATAATCGACTCGCTTGCATAGGAAGCCGTGATGGCTCCTTAGCAACGATCGATCTTTCATCGGCTAGCGACAGTATCTCTGACCGTTTGGTCTGGGATCTATTGCCTCCTGCGTTATATTCATTTCTTGATCTAATCCGTTCGAAAAGGATCTCAAGAGAGTCCCCTTTAGGATCGTGGAAACACGCATTATTCTCGACAATGGGTAACGGGTTTACCTTTGAGCTTGAGTCCATGATTTTCTGGGCTATCGCTAAAAGTTGTACTCTATACCTTAACGTCGACTGCACTAACATCGGAGTCTACGGGGACGATATAATTGTCCCGTCTGAAGTCTTCCCATTATTGCACGATATTCTCGGTGCTGTAGGCTTTACTCTTAATACTGAGAAAAGCTTCTACACCGGTTATTTCCGTGAATCATGTGGAAAACACTTCTTTAGAGGCGCAGATGTTACACCATTTTACATTAAACTACCTTTGGTGAATATAGAGCGGCTTATGCTGTTCCTTAACCGTCTAAGGTCGTGGGGAGTTATTTCGGGTGTGTCTGATCCGCGTCTCTATGAGATTTGGATGAGCTACGCCGTTAATATCCCATCTATGTATTATGGTGGCCAGGACTGTAACACGGGATACTCCCTTGTTACAGGACATATTCCACGAAAAGAGCTTCGTCCAATAATCGTTCGAAAGAAATACTTCGACGATTATGAAGAATACGGACGTCTGTGTGCAGCACTTAGCACACCGACAGCACGTATAAGTCACTGTCTCGCTAATGATTACTTTGTTAGCTGGGCAGATTGGAAGAGCTATCTTCGTTGGAGTGCGGATCATCCCGAATCAGCAAAAGATGCTGTTGAGGATAACCGCACGGCTGCAGGCTTCGCTACCAAGCGAAATAGGAGCTGGGTAGTCACGGTTCCGAGGTTTCCACAGGAAATCTTGGGTACGGCGACGCCCCCAACAGGTTATGGCATGAATGCCTAACTCCTGAAGGAGGATGACAGTAATCTGTCGATCATCGTAACCGAT